CGGCGCATGCCAATTGGGGCTGAAAATTTACGTTTCATTCAGGATGATAAAACTGGTGCGGTAAAGGTCAGTGGCTACGCTGTGAAATGGGATTCAATTAATTTCTACGGTGAAAAATTCATTCGTGGAGCATTTGCTGAAGTTTGTGCCGCCTTCACAGCAGGGAATAAAAAAGTCCATGCATATTATAACCATGGCTGGCGTATGTATTGGGTTGATTCGCTGATGGCATTGCGAATTGGTAAATATACAGTTTTAAAAGAAGACGATATTGGTCTTTATTTAGAGCTGGAATTTACACCTGGTTTGTATTGGGCGCAGCAAGTAGCAGCCATGGTCAAGCATGAAACCGTAGATGGTTTCTCGATTGCATTTTATCCTCCGAATCCAATGGATATAGAGGATAAAGGTACGCATGTTGAAATCAAACGTGCTGATATTTATGAAATTAGTGTTGTTGATGAGCCAGCAGATAGTGCAGCCCGAATCATCAATGATGATGCGATTGATTCCATCAAAACAGAAGATGATGCTGAAGAGCTTATTCGTTCTATGGGCTTTCCTGGCGATTACGCTAAAAAATTGATGGCACGTTTGTCTGGAATGCAAAAACCGCATGAAGAACCAGTGTCAAAGAAAGATCCCCTTGCTTGGCTTGATGGCTGAGCAAATCACAATTTATTTATTACCCGCTTTAAGCGGGTTTTTCATTTTCTATGCATAGGAAAATTAGTATGAATGCTTTATCAAAAAACCAAGTTTTAGGCTTGCACACACGTGATACAGCTGCTGCAAAAGAATTTGAACAGCTTTGTGCTGATTTAAAAACACGTAAACAGCAGCTTGATGACTTAATCACACGCTATAAAGAAAAACTTGAAGGCAAAGTTGAATTACCACAAGAAGTTCGAGATGAGCTTGAAGCGCGTGCAAAAGAATTTAAACAGCTTTCGTCTGATCTTGAAGATGTCCAACAGAAACTGATCGATAATATTCATGATCGTAGCAAGCCAGAGCAAGATAGTGTGGCATCTATTTTGATTCGCAATAAAGATATTGCTGATCAAGCTGCTGCTATTGTTCGTTCACGCGGTAAATTTTCGATTGATGGTATCCAAGCACGTAATACAATTACTACAGCCACACGTGCATTAGCTTTACTGGATTTGATTAGCTTTACGCCTATCAGTGAAAAACTGATTCCACTATTCCGTGAGTCAGCCTATGACATTATGGCCGATTTAGTAGAGGAGGCAGCAGATAAGCCTGAATCCGATATTGAATTTGGCGTGATTGATTTAGCTGTGGGTACGATTGCGCACTGGATTCGTGTATCGAACCAGTTGCTGTCAGATATGCCAACCTTAGCATCATATATTGAAGGGCGTTTGGCGTATGGTGTACGTTTAAAGCTTGAATACAAATTGGTAAATGGTGATGGCAAATCGTCAGGTGCCCGTTCATTTATTGGCTTAATTGAAGCAGGTACTCATTTAACTGTTGCTGTAGGTGCCAACGATAGCGCTATTGATGTTTTAAGCCGTGCTAAATACCGTGCTGGTGCAGCAGGTGTTTTACCTGAATATATTTTATTGAATCCTGAATCTTGGGGTGCGATTGAACGTATTAAGGGTACAGATGGCCATTATGTATTTGGTGCACCAGGTGCAGCTGTTCAGCCAGTACTTTGGAATTTGCCTGTAATTTTAACTGCTGCAATGCCAGTGTTTAAGTATTGGGTTGGCAATATTTCAATGGGGACTGCTGGCTATGTGCGTGAAGAAGTCCATGTTGATGCATCAAGTGAAGATGGTAGTAACTTTACAAAGAACCTGGTGACATTGCGTGCGGAAATGCGTGCAGCCTTTGGTGTTGTATTGCCTGATGCTTGTGTTTCAGGGGATTTACCTGCGATTGAAGAACTTGATACACCTGTCGTAGCAACAAATACAACGGCAGAGCTTTCAGGTACAGCAGAGCCGAATAGCATTATCGTTCTACGCGAAAATAATATCGCAACGGCTTCAACTGTTGCAGATAACACTGGCGCATGGGAGTTCACACCAAATCCGCTTGCAGCTGGTGAACATGCTGTATTGTTTGCAGTCTTGGGTGGTGCAGTTTCTGAAGCTGTTGAAGTTGTTGGTACATAATCTAAAAATCTTAAAAAGCAGTCCTTCGGGGCTGTTTTTTTTTACCTCTTTTTTCGTCTTAAAAAGGCTATTTTTATGAGTGATTACATTGACCCAGCCATTGTGAAGCTGCAGCTGCGAGTCCTGCATAACCGTGATGACGATTACATTCAATTACTCACAAAAGCAGCTTTAAAACACATTGAAAATTTTATCGATAAGCCTTTGGATGATGTGCTTATCAATGGTGAATTTCCTGAAGATCTAGCCCTTGCAGCCTTGTTGGTCATAACTGATATGTATGAGAACCGAGCGGCTCAAACTGAAGTCAATCTATACGTCAACCGTGCAGTGGAAAACTTCATGCTGCCTTATCGAAAAATGGGTGTTTAAAATGTCACGCTTAATTAAAAAAGCTGCATATCAAGCAGTTTTGCAGCAAGAAGAAGGCTTGAAAATACTAGATGAAATTTTCAAAACATTAGATCCTGCCCGCCCTCAAGATCGAATTTCAATTGAACAAGCTCGGGATCTAATCTCAAAAGCAGGAGAACAATTCAAAGATTCCATGGATTGGATGGCTGGCATATTTGAGGAGTAGACATGCAGACAGGAAAATTAAACCAATTCATTGAAGTTCAAAGAAAACAATCTGTTTTAAAACCTGATGGTAGCGGAGACAGAGAAACTGTCTGGACCACTATCTTTCCTATTTATGGTCACATAACAGATGCGTCAATCCGTGATTTCATTGCTGCACGAAAAGATCAAAAAGTGATAGCAACCCGTATTGTGCTACGGCAGGACGATATTGAACCAAATACTGATTGGTCGCTCTGTCGTTTGTTATGTGATGGGCTTTATTACCGCATTATTGCGCCTTTGCGGGATAATAAAACTGGGCGTGAATATGTGACTTTGGCGTGTGAGTTGGGGGCATATACATGGCAGGATTCGTAATTGAGGGTTTGGAAGAAGCCCTTAAAAAAATGGATGAATTGACCAAAAATGTGGCTAAAAAGCATGTGAAAAAAGCACTTCGAGCAGCTGCAAAGCCTGTTTTACAGTCTGCTAAAGACAATGCGAAAAAAATTGATGACCCTAAAACCAGTGCAGATATTTCCAAGAATTTAGTTGTTCGTGCAGGTAAAACCAGTGACAAGAATTCTGCCAAAGTCCGTATTGGTGTGAAAGGCGGTGGTGAGTTTTGGCGCAGCAATGAAAATGTGCAGCGTAAAGGTAAACCACGACAGTCAAACCCACATTACACCCCAGTGGCAAATGACACCAAACACTTTTGGCTGGTTGAATTTGGGACATCTAAAACCAAGGCACAGCCCTATATGCGCCCAGCATTGGAATCCAATATTCAAAATGCAACGGATGCATTTGCTGAAAAGTTACAGGCCGATTTGATGGGGGATATTAAATAATGTTGATTATCCCACTGTATGACCTTTGTGCAGCAGATAGCGAATTACCCAATTTACTCTCTGATGGTGTGGGTTTAAAGGTTGGTGAATTTGATGCCAATAATACCCACGGTGCACCATATGTATGTTGGCAAATTATCAATGCCAATACAGAGCAGTATTTATCGGGCGGATCGGACATGGATTCGTTGTATGTGCAGATTGATGTATGGGCCAAGACCAAAGCAGATGCCCGCAACATTGCCCGCAAAGTACGTAAAGTCATTGAAGAATATTGCACCATTGAAGATTTTACAGGTTGTGAGCTTGAGCAAGAAACCGCTTTATACCGTATTCGGATAGACAGCCGATGGTTAGAAGAACCTTAACTAAACGAAAACCACCCTTGCGGTGGTTTTTTTATGGAGAAATTTATGGCACGACGTACACAAGGCACCGACATTTGGGTTGTCGATGAATCGCCCACCACACCAGGAGAATTTGAACTGGTGAAAGTTGTTGGGGCATTGAACTTTAAACCAGGTACAGATTCAAAAGAACGAATTGAAGAAACACCATTGGATGAAGAGTACAGCAAAAAATATATGGAAGGTGGCGGCTTGAGTGATACAGGTCAAGCTACTTTTGATATTAATGCAGATCCTAAAATCGCAGCACATGGTCGTTTATACGATTTAGAAATTTCTGGAAAAGAGCGCACATTTATTGTGGGTTGGGCAGGTAAAAACAAAGGTGAAGCAAAAGCTATTGTTCCAACTGTAGAAGCTGCTACAGGTGCTGTGACCTTACCAACGGGACGTAGCTGGAACCAGTTCACAGGTTATATCGATTCATTCCCAATGGATATTGATGCCAATACTGTTGTGAAAACCACCGTAACCATTCAGCGCAGTACCAAAGTTGCTTGGATCCGTGAAACCACCTAAACCATAGCCCCGAAAGGGGCTAACTTTTTTGGATTAAACCATGAATAAAAAATTAAGTATTGCTGATATTAAGTCAGGTATTTTGGTAGATGTACCTGAACTGATAACTGTTGAAGTTGTTGTAAAAGGCAAAGTGTGTAATTTTGACACCTACATCAAAATTATGGATTATTCAACGGCCATTGCTCAGATGGAAGCAAATCAAAAAAATAAGGAAGCCTTGGCCAGTATTTTGGCTGACTGTATTGTGAATGAAAAAGGTGAACCAGAATTTACTGAAGAAGAAATTCGAAAACACTTTAGCAAGCCATTGATTGATGCGATTTGGCAGGAAATATTGAAGAAGAATTTCTTGGGAAAGGTTACAGCGACGACGAATTTGAAAGAGAAGAATTCTGGGCAGAACTCGTCATCAACGGCATCGGTGGAAGAACAATCGCAGAAGCCAAACGAGCCATTAGCCACAGAGAGTTTATCTTCTGGAGAGAATACCGAACAATCAGAGGCAGTTTTAACTTCGGATTAAGACTTGATGAAGCCTTGGCAGATTTGAAGTATATGTACGCTAAAGTGGAAGGCTTTCGGGTTGAAGATAAATATGACTTTTTACGACATCATGATGCTCCAGATATTGGATTTGATGAAGCAGCTTCAATGTATGGAGATGAATAGATGTGTAAAAACGGTTCAAACAATCATATTTAATTATCTTTAGGTTGATTAAATTACCTTTATAGGCATTGCA